ATGTCACCAAGGTTGAAACTTCTAGAGGTAGGATCGAAAATGTATCCACCGTTATCCTGTACACCTCTACCGAAAGGTTGAACAACAATAACCTTTTCCTTTCCAGTAACTTTGATTGCTTCATCAACCAACTGAAGACCTTGAATGCCTTCATGCTTTGCAAGTTTGATGGTTGGTTTAGGAAGTTCTCTGGGTTCTTCGACACCATTAATTTCCATATCAAATGCCTGAGCAATGCTACACTCTTGGTTGTAGTAATGCCAGCGGCGATACGGTTCTGGAGTGACACAATCTCTATGCTTGATCTGATCTTCGAACAGATTCTTGTGCCAATTATCGTAAGCGTGTTTGTGGAGAGTAGGGTGTGCCTTATAGAAGTTCATCCCACCTTCACAGACGATAATAAAATCGTCGTGGGTTTCTGCATATTTTTCAAGTGCAGGGATGGAGGTAATGACTCTACCAGCTCCTCCGTTAATGAAGAATGCTTTAGATCTCATACTGATTGTTTCAACGATTTATTTAGTTACAGAAAGAAAACCTGATTCACTCGATTGTGTTCGGTGAACATCCCATGATCAATGTTCTGCGAATGCATTACATCAGCTTCATAAAAGATACATCTATTATACACCATCTCTGCTTCGTATTCAACTTTCCATTCTCTATCACCATACAACCACTCTCTAATATATGGGTAACACTGCTCTGGTTTTGTAACCTCATTGTCAAAACCTTCAGGTTTATCAATATAATCTATCACATTATATGGAACAGACATCTGACCCTTGTAAGAATACAAATTAGTTCCTCCCTGACATTCGTCGGGGGTATTCAGATAAACTACAACACCAAATTGATTAAAGTCAGTTTTACTATCGGTTGTATAAGAATCTTGATGGGGAATACTACACCAAGGTGCATGGAATACTCCATGATAATTTAAAATATTACACATGAACCCAACAGCATTCCATTGAAATTCATACATTTTTTGATGAGTATGCTTACTCCACAAAGAGTTATCTAAGCAGTACTTATCAAAAAATGGTTTGAGTTTTTTCCTTACTTCTGATGTCTTTTGGAATACTCTCTGACCAGGAAGACCATTGATTAAATTCTTATCATCTTTCTTTTCAGATCTTAATGCAAGTTCTCTTACTTCATCTGGATTTTTATAAAAATTATCGACAATAACAATAGTTCTATTCTGTGGTCCTACTTTTTTAATAGTAACATCAGGGTTATCATTCAGTTCAAACATAAAATCCTCAGAGATAAAAAAATTCTGGGAAATTTTTTCCCAGAATCTTGTAACTAAAAAGTCAAATTAGTTTTAGGACCAAGTGGTAACAACCACGAGTCCACCACCACCCCAGTCACCCCAGCATTCTCCACCTTGAGTGGATCCAGAGTGACCACCGCCACCAGGGAACAAGGAAGGAGCGGAACAGCAACCTCTGGTGTTGCCATAAGAGCAACGACCTACGCCAAAGTTACCACCTTGTTGCCAAGGACCAACAGGACCAGAAGCAACAGACCAAGAGAATGAGTGGCAGTTAACATGCTTCAGTTCTCCGCCAGAGAGTCCACAGATATAAAATTCATTCTCAGGGTTCTGGGAATCAGGTTTAGTTCTAGCATCAGGCCAAGAAGCAGAACAAGCATTAAAGCAGTTTGTTCTTTGGGCAACTTTTGTACAGGAATAGCAAGACTCAGTACATCTTTGACCAGCATAAGATCCACCTTGCATGCAGAAGGTGCCAAGTCCACCACCCAATACAAAGGAAGGACAACCATAGAAACCACAACCAGTTCTACCATGGCAACAACCACAGCAAGAGCATCTACTAGTAGATCCAGCACAGATAGTATATTGAGTAGAACCAGCGGTAAAGTGTCCACAGTTAGCATACTGCATCTTGGTGGCATACCCACCACCACCTCCACCCATTCCAGGACCGTTACCACAGCAACGACCACCAGCTCCAGATCCACCGCCAGAAATGATTTCAAATTGGATGCTGGTTACACCATTAGGAACTGTCCAAAGGTAACAACAACCGCCATTACAGGGAACATTGTGACAGCAGTTAAAGTAAAAATTTCTACAGACAATTCCTGTGGAGATTCCAGTTACTTTTGTTGGTCCAACTGTACCATTGATAAATGCATCACCAGCATCGATCTTTTTAAAACTCTGGTAATCAGCCATAGATCTTACTCCTGAGGTGCAATATAGTCAGATCTATCTACTCCATCATCGTCTCCAGGATCCCCAGGTTCTGTAGGCCAAACAATCAAATAAGTATCATTACCAACACTTGCCCATTTCTCGGGAAGGTCTCTCAGTTTTTGACGATACGCTCTCCACTCGGTAAACGCAGTTGCAGGAGCATCAACAGGAATTTTGTTATCACTTGCTTCAAGCAGTCTGTTTCTAGCCGACCGCACTACATCCCAACCAAATGTTTTTTGAACTTCACCATCTTCTGACCACTCATCTTCTTCAGTGTGGGGACCAGAGAATCTGCCAGTGTTCCAGCTCTCCGTCTCAAAATTATAATGGAAGGAGCACATGTCAAACACTTCATGGAAGTGATGCCAATCCGCAAGAACAGGGTTTGGTTCATCATCAGGACCAGCAGGAGTTTCAATCATCATGGGTCCGTCAATACCACCCCAAAGAGCAATAGCATTCATCGTATGAGTTCTTGCATCCAACTCTACGACTCTAGCATCAATGGGGGGATCTCTATCCTCGGGTTCATCGGATGGGAAAGAATGCTCCTCTACCCACTTAGGATTCTCTTCAGTACCAATGTTCCTATACCAAATGGTAATACGGTCAGGACCATTGTATGTGCAAATACCACTCGCGTTGGTATCTTGGTCGTCAGTATACCACTTTACAGGAATAGGATAAATGATTGTCTTTGTGATGTTTGCCATTGTTAAAGCGTACTCCTATAGTTGTATTTATTATTAAGACCAAGTGGTGACAACGACAAGTCCGCCGCCGCCCCAGTCGCCCCAGCACTGGTTGCCATCACAAGTATTAGCACTGTGACCACCGCCACCAGGGAACAGGGAAGGAGCGGAACAGCAACCTCTAACTCTAGCAGTAGAGCAACGAGATACACCAAAGTTTCTTTGAGACTGCCAAGGACCAACAGGACCAGAGGCAACAGACCATGCACCAGAGTGACAGTCCACATGCTTCAGTTCACCACCAGACAAACCGCAAATGTAGAATTCGTTTTCGGGGTTCTGGGAATCGGGCTTGGTTCTAGCATCAGGCCAAGCAGCAGAACAAGCATTAAAGCAGTTATTCCTCTGTGCAACCTTCAAGCAGGAATAGCAGCTGTTGGTGCATCTATGAGTGGAGTAAGAACCACCCTGCATACAGAATGTACCAAGTCCACCACCAAGAACGAACGAAGGACATCCATAGAAACCACATCCTGTTCTACCGTGGCAACAACCACAGCAGGAACATCTGCTGGTCGAACCAGCACAAATGGTGAACTGAGTAGAACCAGCAGTGAAGTGTCCACAGTTAGCATACTGCATCTTAGTAGCGTAACCGCCACCTCCACCTGCCATACCAGGACCGTTACCACAACAGCGAGCACCAGAACCAGATCCGCCACCAGATACAATTTCAAATTGGATGCTGGTTACACCATTAGGAACTGTCCAAAGGTAACAACAACCGCCATTACAGGGAACATTGTGACAGCAGTTGAAATAAAACATCCTGCAGACAATGCCAGTGGAAATACCCGCTACTTTTGTAGGTCCGATAGATCCATTCAATACGGCATCGGCAGCATCGATCTTTTTAAAAGTCTGATAATCAGCCATTGCTTCTTATTCTAAAGGAAGATTCGTATTAGTATTTAGTAAACATATAACAAAAATAAGGGGAGGTTGCCCTCCCCAGTAGAAGAATCAGACGGTGATGATTCTCCAACCTTGTGTGCCATCATAGTAAACAAGTTCAAATGCAGCACCTTCAGTTGTAACTGTCAAGTTGCTGGTGGAACCCATGATTCTTGTTCCATTAGGAGCAATCGTCAGAGCGTTGGAATCAAATGTGTTAGCGACATCGAAGATTCTAACTCTGTCTCCTTTGTTGGGGGTAGCAGGCATGTTAACTGTAAATCCACCACCAGAGGTGTTACAGAATGCTTGCTGGTAGTTTGCCAAAGTTGTTCCAGAGGAGACATCTACATTGGCGAAGTTACCAACGGGAACCCAGTTAGATCCGTTATAGAACTCAAAGATGTTTGCATCAGTGTCGTAACGGAGACCGCCTTCATGCAGATCATCGCCAGTCGGGCGAGTTGCTTGAGCACCACGCGGGGGAACAAGGATACCAGCGGTTCCATCCATCTTAGCGCGAGTCAGGAAGCCACGAACTGCTTTCTCAGTAGGACATGCCTGGTTGGAGTTACCACCCATGGTCTCGTCAGACGAGAATTCGTTAATTGCTTCACCGATCTGACCACCGATAGCACCCAGTCTCAGTTCTGTCAAACCAGACAGGTTGAAGGCAGAGGCGTCCAGGGTAGCAGCACCAGTCAACTGGTTAACGGAGAAGTATTCACCAACTCTGAAGTTACCACCTTGGTCGGTAGAAACATAGAAAATCTTACCAGAGTTAACGATGTTTGTTTCGTTACCTTGTGCGGCAGTGTTCTCATCAACATCAGGATAATTGGTTTGTGCAGTGTTACCTGTACCAATCAGCAGGAAGTCGTGACCAGTGAGTCTTACTTTAGAGAACTTCGTTCTCATTGTGAACTCTTGATTATCCAGGGAAGAAGGAGCAGATGCCTTGGCAGGAGCAACACTGATTGTTGCACGACCAGTTCCAGAGTCATAACCAGTTACGGTTCTGATGATGTAAGTATTGACATCAGAGTAACCAAGTCCAACAGTGGAGAATCCAAGAGCGTCACCAACGATCGGAGTTGTGCTCAGTCCAGTTACCTCAAACAGAGCGTCCTTCTGACCAGAGACAGCGTTGGATCCAGTACCGATTCTAAAGTATCCAGTAGCACCAGCACCGACGGAATCAAGTTCGACATACTCACCAGGGGTGAAGACGGTAGTACCAACACCAACAGCACCGTTAGCACCATCGGCGTTACCGAATCCAGAGTTATACTTAAAGTAGATAGCGTCAGAAGCAGACTGGTCGTTAGTCAGTACAGCGCGAGCGCCAGACACAGTACCACGCATCGTAGCACCGACAGACAGGTCACCGACATATGTACCAACAACGGTTGTCATCTTATCGCCATAGAGGCGACCAGTTCTAGCAACCTCAAGAGTGGAGAATCCAACAGCGATTGCACCGTAATCTCCGTAGGAGTTGTTACCAGACAGAGATCTAATCTCCGATCCCTGAGAAGAAACATAACCGAATGCACAGTAGTAAGTGAAGCAGGATACAACCTCAGCGAGAGCATCGTCTTCCAGATAGAATCCTACACCACCAGAGTGAATGTTGGTGAATGCGTCGAATACCATCGACTTAGCACCTGATCCTTCAGGTTTACCCTCGTGAACACCACCCTCAATGTAAATACCGATTGCACCGCCATGACCTGTACCATCAGTACAGATGTCAGAGAAAGCAGTACAGTCTTTGATGTAAGGAGAACGCTCAAGAATCGGAGTGTCGGGGTTCAATCTGAAGTATACACCACAGGCAGTCGATCCAACACCAGTTTTATTCTGCCACTTATCTGTTTCGAAAGGATCGTTTACATCGTAGTCGAAACCTTGGAGACCACGAAGAGTAACTGCCTGAACAGTAGTAGAGTCAGAGACAAAGAACATCGTCTGACGAGAGTTGGGACGCAGACCGTCAGTGGAAAGACCAGCAGCAGGTTCAATCGTCGTACCTCTCAGAACATCACCAGCAATGGAGAAGTTCTTAGGAAGAACAATCGGAAGTTGCTCAGCGAATACACCAGCAGACAACTTCAGAATGATTGGAGATACATCAGTAACTTCACCACCGCTTACATAGGTGTGGGCAATGGTGGAGATACCAACATTGGTTACGAATGTATCGGAGTCAGTAACGGAGTCAACCTTAAAGAAGAATCCTTGTGTACCATCAGGGAAGATTGTTGTGGTAACACCAGCGTGAGCAGCGCCACAAGTGAATCCAATACCCTGCAGCTTAACCTGACCGTTCGGGAACAGACCGTGAGATGCAGCAGTAACTGTAGCAACGCCACTAGTCTCGTCATAAACAAAGTTGGTGATGTCTCTTCTTCTCTGACCAGCAGTAGAAGCATAAGCGATCGATCCCCAAGCGTTGTCAGGTGTCAGACCAGTGTTGTTGTCATTACCTTGCTGTGCGTCTACGAAGTAAACCTTAGTACGCAGACCAGGATACTGCCATTCAATCTCGTCGTTAGCAGATACTCTCAGGTATGTACCTTGCGTACCAATACCTTGTCTTGTCGGACCAGTACCGTCTCTGGTAAGCAGGTCTCCTTTGGTTGTCAGCAGAGCGGCGCTATCACCGATAGCGAATGCTGCCCACATAGTAGCAGCAGTGCCAGGTTGAACATTGATGTTCGAAGAAGCGATCGAGATGTAAGCAGAGGAAGAATACTCAGCAACATCACCGATTTCATAAACATTAGAACCACTCCAAGTGCTTCTCCAGTTGAAACCTCTGTTCAGCAGAGACCAACCATTAATGCCACTGTCGGTTTGGGTGATACCATTTCCAACAGGTCTCTTATCATTACCAATGAGAAGATCATCAGCAATATAAGTATTACCACCAAGAGTTACAATCTGACCTCTAGCATATTGAGAACCAGGATTATAGGTAGAACCACCAGCAGTACCGATACCACCAACGACCAGACGCCACAGGTCGGGGTTCTCGTTAGGTTGTGCTCCGTAGGGGTTGGTGCCGATAGCAACATAAGAGGCACCTCTAAACTCTACGACATCGCCCTTTTCATATCGGGCAACAGCATCATAGAGACCTTCGTTGGTGAATCCAGCGGAGAACGAAGCAAACCTATTGGCAGGAGGATAGAAAGCATCAGAACCGATACCTGCAGTATCATGCAGAGAGGAAGATACTCCAGAAGCAGTCAGGTCAGATGCAACTTGGAAGGGAGAAGTACAACGGAATTCTTGACCACCATAAGTAACAACATCGTTGATACCATAGTAGGTGTCAGTGGCAAAGGCACCTCTAAAGTTCAGACCCTCGGAATACAGTTCCCAATACGCGGGGAAATCTGCAGAGTACCAGTTACTCTGGATACCAGTAGAAGTGTGCTGTGCCGTACAGATATATTGATTACCGCCTTCCTTGACGATATCGTTTACAACATATCCAGTATTCGTCGCCCACTCGCCAGCAAAATTCTGACCCTCGGTATGGAGGGACCAGTTTGCACTGTCGTTCGGGAATCCAGTTGCCGAAGCGTCAGATGTGTGGTTGCCAGTACATACATAAGAGCTGGCACCGTATCTAACGATGTCATCAATTACATATGCAGTAGAAGCAGCCCAGGCTCCACGCCAGTTAAACTTCAGTCTGCCAAGTCTAAATTCTGCCATTGTAGGTTCTCGTTAAACAGGTCCAGGGTATGAATAGGTGCCATTGACTTGAAGGGTTAGATACCCGTCAGAGTCTAGGTAATAAAAAAGGTTTCGCCTGTCAAAGCGTATCTGTTGATATTTATCTTGCGGGTTATTGGCAAGTGCTTTTTGTTCGGTTGTCTCTTCAACATAATCATCATAATCACCGAACTCTTCCACTTGAGTTCCATCAAGACGGAACGGATCAAAAGATTCCGTTGTTGATGCAGCACTTACTTTGGTGAACCAAAGCATATCATCTTCATCTCTTCTTAGAGCGTACACATAATATCCCGTAGAATCTTTGGGTTCAAAATGCGCGTTACTTAAAGTGAGTGCCATTAGCTAATGATTCTCCAATAACTACCTGTCCACAAGAACATAACAGTCACGCCTGAAACATCTAAGTTTACAGGACCATCATCAATGTTGCCAATAGCATCTTTGAATTGATGCGAAGCTGAGCTCAATATAACATTATTTATATTCCAGTTTTGTCCGCCATCCGCAACCTCAATGCTGTCTCCAATAGTGAGGTTAACGATTGGCATAGTTGCATTCACAACACCGTTAGTGGTGTTAATCAGGTATCTTTTATTAACAACCAACTGAGTCGTAAGTGGACCATCAATCTGGGCAAAGACGGGAGTAGCACCTGTTGCAGCAGAAGCAACGGTCTCTACATTATCACCGACTCTAACATAGATTTTTTGGTCAACTATATTAATCGCCATTTCGCCATCTTCTAGGTCGTTAAGACCAGGAATTTGACCTTGCGTTAGACTCCGTTTTGGTTTAATGCGAGTAGGCATTACGACAAAAAGAAAATGAGCTTCTTAGTATTTATCAGAAGTAACTTACCGATAAAACAATTCTAACTTTCTGATCTGTACATGTTGTGCTTCGATGAGGAGTTGATCCATCAAACAGCACGACTCTATTCTCAACACTCTCAACCTTTGTACCATCCTCAAATCCAGTATATCCATCACAAGTATTGAAATATAATACTGCTGTGTTGTGAGGATACTTATAATCCTCATGAAGATCGTGCTCAATAAACTTACCAATGTTGGGATATAGATTCACTCTTGCTCGAATCAAAGACTTTATGTTCAAATGTTTAACAAGAAGATCATCAATCTCATTCATAAAAGAACTCTGTGGTTCGAATCTATCATACAATCTGTGCGTAAAGAAGAAGTGATCATCATTCATCTCCCCTAGATTTGCAACCTCATTGCAAAAAATCCAAGGAAACTGTGTACTAAACACACAGTTCTTTAGATGCTCAAAGTAATCCCTCGGAAGGAATTCATCTATCACTTTCATAGTATTCATAGAGATTGAACGCGATTGAATATCTTGGGTGGTCTGAACAGTTAACTCCAACACTATGTTGGAAAGAAGAAGGGAACAAGAGCATCAACCCATCACTAGGTTGGAGAGACATATCTGTATGTTGTATGAGAGACAGATTATGATAATCATGGTGCATGAATTGAATATCTCCTGAGTCTTCAGGGACATTAATATAGAGAACACCTGCAAGTATAGATCCAGGATGAGTGTGAGCTGTATTGTATGACCCCTTGTAATTTATATTGAACCACATGTTAGAGAGTCTAGGAATACAATTGATATTGCTATCTTCATTCTTTTTAAACTCATCAACTAAGTCAAGTATCCTTTCGCTCATGTAATTCAAAAAAGGAGAAAAACTTTTCTCCTTATAAAAATCATCTGGACTTTGATATCCGTTTACATTGCTTCTATAATTTTGCTGATAGACTTTTGCATAATTGTCCATCCAATTTACGAATTCATCTTTGATTTGAAAAAAGTTTTTATCAGATGAACTTGCCATAACATATGGCAAGACAACATCAGAGTCTATACTTTCATACTCAATCACTTAATAAATCCCTCCGCCTCTAACCAGGCACGAGTCAATGGAGTGGGAGGATAGACTTTCCACATATTACCAGCAGCACATGCCTCTAATGCCTTCTGTGTCATTCCCTCAGTTTTGCCTGCCCAAGTTGCCTCTGCTTCCCAGGGCACAGCAGACTTTGGATATATTTTCTCCACCATCTCACGCCACATCTTAGGAACATCTTCCTCATTCTTGATGATAGCAATCATACTATTATCAATACTACCTGCCATACAATCTTGAGCAGCATGCCAACCCTCATGACGCATGACACTCATGAGTACATGAGGACGATGCATGTATGCTTTATTAAGATAGAAGTTATTACTAACAGTGTGATACACTCCACGGTGACCAACTGGAAAGTATTTCTGATCAGCAAGATACACTTTTACACCAATTTGATTTAGTGACATGAGCATGTTATTAAACTCTTGTGTCACTGGCATAAAGGAATCTATATCATTGTAGGTAGAACTGATGTCCAACATAGTACGGACTTGAACTACACCATCAGTACACTCTCTTAAGATCATACACCCCATAGCATCATAGGTGTAATAACCTTTAGTAGGTTCTGCCATGGCAGGAGATGCTGCAAGCAGTAAGGCAAGAAGAAGTTTTTTCATACTCTGAAATGAATGAGTTCTGATTCGGGTAGTGATTGTTGGGTATCAAGTTCTTGACCGTTGACTCTGATCTTGCCAGCAGGGAGACCTTGCTGTCCAGGCAGCTGCTTATCTACAGTAGCAGTGATGTCAATTACTTGATCTAGTAGATACTTATTCTTTCTATAAGTTCTATTAGGACGCATGGAACAAAGATTCATAGCGTCCCTTTCCCATCCACAGTCTGCAATCTTTCGTCCGTCCTCATAGACAGACCAGAATTCTTGTTGCATAAAAAAAAGAAGGGTGTATACCCTTCTAATTATATCATAAGTTAGAGTGCATTGCCACGAGGTAGAACTTCTTCTGGGAATACAAAGTTCTCATGTGGTTGATCTACTGGAGCCATCCAGGCACGGAGTCCTTCATTGAGGAGGATATTTTTCGTATAGAAAGTTTCAAATTCTGGATCCTCTGCTGCTCTAACTTCCTGAGACACAAAGTCATAAGCACGAAGATTGAGTGCGAGACCAATGATACCAATAGAACTTGTCCAAAGTCCCATGACAGGAACGAAAAGCATAAAGAAGTG